TATATTTTAACACAAGTATTCAGTGGTAGTAAACCCGAAACAAGTTCTTTTATTGATTTGAAAGGTAAATATAAATCAAAGTATTTGACATTTAGAGATAAACTATCAAAACCGGATTGGGTTGAACATTTCTTAAGAATAAGTAAAGTTGAGAATATGGATTTCGCAGATTTAATTGTAAAGTATGATTCACCTACTACATACTTCTATTTAGACCCACCGTACTTTAAAACCGAGAATTATTATTCAAATCATGATTTCGATAGAGATGACCACGAAAGACTTGCGAATGTATTGGATGAGGTGAAAGGTAGATTTAGTTTATCTTATTATGATTTTGATTTACTACACGAGTGGTTTCCGGAAAATAAGTATAGATGGGAGAAGAAAGAATTTGCTAAAGCGGCGGCGGCTAAGAAAGGGACAAAACAAAATATGGGTGAGGAATTGCTGATAATGAATTATTAAATCATTTGATTTACGAAAAATGTATTATTTTTGTATCCTCAACATATTTATAATATAAAAATACAACAAATGAAATTTACGTCAATATTAAAGAGAGTAATTTTGGAACAATCAAGATTTGAGTTGTTATTTGATGCACTAACAAAACCATCAACTAATAAAGAAGGTAAGACGGTAAAACCAAAATTAAGTAAAGAGGAATTTATAGCTTTAGTTAATGCCGACCCAACGACAAGAACTAATAACGTTGATATGGCAACTGCCGATTCTAAAGAACTAGGTAATGTTAAAGCCGGTAAATATGTTCAATGGTTGATTAAAAATTATCTAACACCAACAACCGAAAGACAGCCTGGTGATAACGGATACGAAAAAGAAGTAAAACAAGTTAAGGATACTTTTATGGAAGACTTATATAAAGTAACCGAAGACCTTACAAAGTTTGAAAGATTTAAGAATAAATTACCTCAAGAAATGAGGGATATTAATAAATTAAATCCTTCAAGTCTTTATGACGCGGTTAAAGATTTTGATTTAACTTTGGCAACAACAAGTAAATCTGAAAGAAAATCGGCTCCGGTTCACCCTGGTTCTAAAATATTGTTTGATGGACCAACTTGGAGAGTAATTGAGATTAAAGATAAAGGTGCGGTAGGTAAAGAAGCGGCTTGTTTTTATGGTGGAAATAATCAAGAAACGAGATGGTGTACATCTGCTCCGGGATTATCATATTTTGAAAGATACATTAAGGACGGACCTCTATATGTTGTATTCAGACCAGGAGATACTGACATCTCACCTCAAACAGGATTACCTAAAGAGAGATACCAATTCCATTTCCCAAGTAATCAATTCATGGACAGAGATGACCGACAAATTGACTTGGTACAATATTTAAACGGACCAATGTCAGAATTAAAAGATTTCTTTAAACCTGAGTTTGCCAAAGGATTAACATTAAATGGTGAGAAATTAGTTATCGATAGTTTTAGTTCCGGTGCGGTTGGTAAATTTATTGGATTATATGGTCTTGATGATTTATTTGATAGTTTGCCGTTAACGTTAACTGAACTTCAGATTCAGAATCGAGATAAAAATGATGTTATCATTAATATTCCTGAATCAATCAACAAATTCAAAAATTTAAATCTATTATTATTTGATAATTGTGTTGAACGTGTTCCGGATACAATTTGTGAATTGGAAAAATTAAGATTTTTAGCGTTAATTAACAATCCAAAACTTACAAATATCCCTGAATGCGTTGTTAATTTACCAAACATATATTTCGTAAACCTAAAAGGTAGTCCAAATGTTCAAATCCCTGATGCCATGAGACAAAAAGGAAACGACATGGGAGGAGGAATGTGGGACCTACAAGATTAATAACCTATTAAATTGTTAAAAATGAGTGTTGATGTTGAGATATACATAAGTAACTTCAAAAACTTCTTTAAATCGAATCCAAATGATTTATTGAGTTTGGTTCCAAAAGAAATGGAAGAAGAATTTTACGATAAAGTTAAGGTTGCCTCAACTGAAAATGTAAAAAGAGGTGATGACCCACAACTTACTCAAAAACAAATAATTGACATTTGTGTTGAGATTAATCGTAGACCATCTGAGGATGTAAGGATAGATGAAGAAATGTCCGAAAATTATATAATTGGAACAAAATTTGGTTCAATAATTTAAAAAAAAAATAAATTTAAGATATAAAAATGGTAATTGTTTAATACGATTACCATTTTTTTTTTATATTTGCATTATGAAAGAAGTGTTGTATAAAAAAGAAATTAGAAGTTATTATAATATCCAATATAGGAATTATAATCCTATTGATGAACTTGAAGAAGGATTTATTAATAATTCACTTCTAACGCATACTGACTTTAAAAAACATCCAATATATTATCCAATAAGTACTAGTTCAACTCAAGAATGTTTTTTAGAAAATTATGGTAATCCATTGTATCAAATTACTGAGCAATTACATCTAATTGTAGTTGAAAAATATGGTGACAAGATATCTTTAAAATTGTTTCTAAATAATAGACAACGTAAGGTAGGTAAACCATGGTTTAAAATAAATAAGAGTATGAGGTATGTTACGGTGAATATTAAAACCGGAGATGTTTATAATGGTAGTATCATGAATTATCACTTGAAACGAAAATATCGTAAAAACATTAGAAGAAATTGTTTTTATAATCATATCTTAAATCAGATGAAACATGATATTACTTCGGCACTGGGAGGAGTCACTATAGGTGAAGAGGAGAATAGAGAAAAAACAGATATTATTAATGAAATTTTCACAATCTTTACATCCCAATTTTCCAAACATAGTGACTTAGATTACTTATCTTTTGATGATAGATTATTTAAATTTTATTTAGATAAGAGAAATGTAAAAATCCCTAATAATTTTTATGTATTCAAAGGGGAGTGGTATGGAAAAGAAATTAAAAAGATATTAAAGAAGAATGGTAATCGAATGATTGATGCAATAATGGAGCGTCATAACTTCTCAGGTAAAAAAATTAAATCAGCGTTACATTTGTGTGAAGATTTTAACTTTGAATTATTTTCTAAAGCTAAAAAGTTTTTTGGCGATGATTGGGTGAATCAAGATAGTCAATTTATTCTTGCTTGCTTAAACTCAAAATACTATTTTAATGATATTCCTGAAGTATTTTTTAGTTATACATCAAAAGAAGAGTTAAGAAAATTTTTTAATTTATTTAAACTAATGGTGGTTAATAATATGATTAATCAACATACGTTATATGACCACATCAATTTTTATATTCAACTTAAAAGATTTGGTGAAGTTGAATTAAAATGGTTATCAAGTAATGATATGCAATTTCGTGATGAACATATAGAGTGGACTAATAAAATAGAATATTATCGTAATGGTAGTTACGATAGAATTTATCCGGAATATAGTTATGATATTATTGAAAAACCAATAACAATTGGTGGGGACATTTATTATCCAAAACTTTTAGATAATAGTTCAAATTATAATGAAGAAAGTATAATTCAGTCAAATTGTGTTAAAACATACATAGCCAGACCAGGTTCAATTATAGTGTCATTGCGTAAACAAAATATTGATTCAAATGAAAGGGCAACTATAGAGTATCAAGTAAAACAATCTCCAACCCTAAAAATTAGTAGGGTTCAAAGTTTAGGTAGGTTTAATGAGAGATTAGGTAAAGATTGGGATGAAGTTCTATTGAAATTAGATAAAATTATGTTATCTTATATTGAAGATGAAAGATTTGAAACCGTCCAAATTAAAAAGAAATGTGCGAATGGAATAGTAATTGAGACTACATCAAAATGGGACGAAATTGGAAACCTTACTTGGGAAAATAATGATATATGATATTGAAAAACAACAAATTTATTGAAAGAATTGAAAACGAAAAAGGAATCTTGTCTTTGTTAAAATTAGAAGTTCCGGACACTAGTTTTACTGAATTTATCGGCAAAAGAAATTTTGAACTAGTCTATTCGGAAAATTCAATGGACATTAAAGATGGGTCCGTAATACAACATAATAGAATATATAAAACCAAACAAGAATTTTATTTATCTCTATTTATAGGTAATAAGGGTGATGTTTGTTTGAACATCTATTACGACATAAAACAATTAAATGAGTTGAATTTATTCACCTCTCAATTATTAAAAGAATATAAAAAAACAATTTAATTTATGGAAATTACAACAGAAGAATTAAAACAAAAAATTGAAAACGGAGATAAACTAATTGTGGATTTCCACGCAAAATGGTGTGGACCATGTAAAATGATGAAACCTACTTTTGAAAAAGTCTCTGAACAAGTCAAAAATGAGGGTTCTGAAGTCCAATTATATACCATGGACGTTGAATTAAATTCAGAATTTGCTAGAGAATTGGGAATAAGAAGTATTCCAACAATCAAAGGATTCGTTAACGGAAATGAAATATTTTCTGAGTCCGGACTTAAACAAGAAGAAACCATCTTAGAAATGGTTGGTAAATTTAATTAACTATGAAAGATTTAAACATTATCGTTTATACGATGAAAGGATGTCCATTCTGTGTAGATTTTAAAGACATGCTAACCAGTGAAGGTATTGAATTTTTTGACCGAGATATCGATGAATACAAAGATGAATATGATTTATTTGTTGAAGTTACGGACAATGATATGATACCATCATTATTAATTATTGAAGGAAATGAGGATAAACATGAGTCATTCCTATACGCACCTGAACGCAACTATAATGAGTTAACCGAAGCGGTTGACATCATTAAAGGTCACATGAAAAATTCAGGAATAATCTAAAAAATTATAAAATCTTTAACTTTCTTTTTAAGAAAGTCGTATTCTAAAAGTGGGTCGGTTAATTCAATATACCAATCCACTTTTTTTAGTTCTTGTTCTAACCAAGACATATCAAATTCAAATACATCTAAAACTGCTGATGTTAATACTTCATCTATTTCACCTGAAATATTTTTAATTAAGATTGAATCTTCGTTCTCCTCGTTCGATAATGTCAAGACTAAACTAGTGACAGGATATGATGGAGGTATATTGTAAAAAATATGTTTACCATAATAATAATGTAACCTACCTTGACCCAACGAATATCCGTGAGGGAATTCGGAATAATTAATTGAATTACCTTCAATTTCTTTTAAATAGTATTGGTAATCGTATGATAAAGTATTGTTCTCTTCAAATGATTTAATTTGTGTATGACTATAGGAACAATTTTTAGTATTGTGGAACGCAAATGTAAAAGACTTTTGAGAAGGTAATTTACTACCATATTCAATCAAATCAATTGTGTGTGTTAATTTGGTGTCTTTTAGTTGCTCTTCAAATTTTGAAATAAACTCATCTTTAATTTCAGATAAGTTCAATGGTTCATTATGGCTTGTGTAACCTTTAACTACATAGAAATTTAAACAATCAATGACTTGAATTATAGATTGTTCATCCATAGGTATTTTACTTAAAATGAAATCTGAAAATAAATTGGTGATTGATATTTTACTTGATGGAGATTTTAAAATCATTGTCTTTCTTTTTTGTTACAAAATTACCTGAAAAAAAAGAAAAAGTGAATAGTTTTAGATATAATCTCCAAAATACATATTGATGTTCTTATCAACTACCCTCGAATCAGGATAGTCAGAAGGATAAAAACTTAAACAATCTGCGGTTTCTTGGATTATACCGATTAATGAACCATAATATTCTAATGAACCATATGCACCATACTGACCTTTATTTTGTTTTAAAAAATCTAAAATAATTGAATCAATACCTTTGGTCTTTGCGGTGTATGTCTCTACTGAAGTATTTTCTTTGTATGGGTGAGGTTTACTAATCCACTGGCCTTTTTCAAAATAAGTTTCTAATTCATTCCAAACAGATTCATATAATTCATCTTCATATGCGGTATTATATGCGGAACCATAGATACTATATAACTCACTTTTTAATTCATCAAGTTCATTATCCATTAGTTCATTCATTGTCTCTGAATTATCAACCACTTGGTCTATATTGGATTGGTCGATAATAACATATTCAGGATGACCTTGTTGTTGAGCATAATCCTCAAGTAATTCAGTGTAAGGTTCAATTTGTTTACCTTCTAACGATTTAATAATATATTCTTTTAGGTATAATAAGTTTTCCTTGGTTAGTTCTTCAATTACATCACTATAAACATCGTCGGTTAAGTCATAAGAACTCCAACCATAGGAATGACTATCATATTCACCATTTAAAAGTGCTTGAATTGTATCGGTACTAATCTCTCTATTATTACAAAATAGATTGGCGAATTCTCCGGGTTCATTAATAACTATGGTTGGAACACCATTTTCAATTTTTAAATCGGAAAGATGGTTACTTACTACATTCCAAAACTCATCCCTATAATCTTTATGGTTATATAAAAATATTAGAAATTCATTTTCATATTCACTATCATAAATCAAATCGAAGTTTAATTCGTTAATCAGACCTCTCCTCTCAACCATTCTTAAGAATGTATCAAAACCATTCATGTAATTAAGGAAATCAGTGTCTCCCTCATTAAACATATTAATTAAATCCTTGAAATTTTTCATCACTTATAAATATAAAAAAAAGGGATAAATGTTATCCCTTCTTAATTTTGATACAACAAAAATTACTTAGTAGTCTTATTTACATTGTAATATTTCTCAACTGTCTTCTTGATAGTGCTTTTAACACTTTCAGTAGTTTGTTCTCTCTGAGCTTGAGCTTGTTGAGTTTGTTGCACTGTTGGCTGAACATTTGAGCCGCCTTTACATCCACATCCCATAGTATTTAATTTAAATGGTTTATTTAGTTGTTATATGATAAATATTATCTTTACTCATATTAAATAATAATAATTAATAAGTATTTATAAATAAAAAACATAATGGATTTTGTAAGATTAATACAGGAAGGTAGAGTCAATGATTTCAAATCAAAGTATTCTCAAAAATTTGGGAATAATGTGAATAACATAGTTTCGAAAGTTCCTCATAAATTTTTGGATTGGGTTGGAAAAAATTTAGACAATATAAATTTTGAAGAAAATTTGGATAAATTATCAAACGCATTGAATAAATTTGAAAAGATTTCTACTAACTTACCAATAACAGACTTATATCAATATAAGAGCGTTGGACAATTATTGTCCGCGTTAACTGAATACGAACAAAGATTAAGACGTAAAGTAAAACCTGTTAGTGGTGGTAATGTTGTGTATGATGATGGTAGATATTTTATAGTTAATCCATTGACATTGGATTCTTCTTGTTATTATGGTAAGGGAACCAAGTGGTGTACCGCAGCAACTAATAACCAACAATTTAGTCGTTACAATGAAGATGGGAAATTGTTTTATATTATGGATAGAACTCTCCCAACTAGTAACCCGTATTATAAAGTTGCTTTATTGAAAAAGTTTGATGGGGATAAAACATTTTATGACGCAAAGGATGACGTTATTCGAAGTGGTTGGTTATGGAATTCAAATAAATTGAAAGAGATTTTAGATACGGTCGATGATTATATGAATAAAGAATATCCGGAGCAGATTAAAATATATTCAGATAAGGTATCAGCTAAAAGAGAAAAAGAAAGACTCCAAGCCTTAGAAACCCAAAGAATTTTACGGGGAAGAAGAAATGAAGCGGAAGAAAGAAGACTTGATGATTGGTGGTCTTTGGATGACCCTGCTTGTCCTGAAGAGGGATTAAAGGCACATGCTTTATTAGAGTGGTTAGTGGATAATAATGATGTTGATGTTATTACAAATGAAGACCGAGTGGAGATGGAAAGAATTCAAACTGAAATCGAAAGATTACAGGCGGAATATGACAATAGTGATGAACCTAGAACTGATTTACTTGATGAGATTAGTGATTTGGAAGATGAGTTATCCGAATTTAATAACAAAATTGATGTTTATAATATAATACCGAATGGTGAGTTTTATGATACCACAGAATTTATTGTGATTGATGCGGGATTGGATGATAGAGAATATGCGGTTGGAACTGAAAGGGAAATGGAAAGTAGTGCATATGATAAAACTGACTCACTAATTGATGATATTGGATACGACGGGTATCATAAAAGTTTTGTAATGAATCATATTGATACCGGTGAAGTGGTTGATTATTTTAGAGATTTTTTTGATGATGATGTTAGAGAGAGTCCTGAATCTTATTTGGCTGAAGAAGATAGAATGTTATCGGACGAACAAGAAGACCAAATAAGTTTTCTAAAAAGAAAGATTGAGGTGTTTGAAGCAAAAGTTGAAAGACTTGAATATGAATTAGGTGGTGAAGATGATGACGAAATTCAAAATAATATTGATGAAATAAATGCCGAAATTGAAGAAATAAATGATGAGATATCCGATATTGAATCAAGTCCTGAAGGAGAATATCCTGAAGAATTGATAGAAGCGGCGGTTGAAGATAGACTTAGAGATGTTAAATATGACCCTGCAGGTTATATTAATGATTGGGGTTTAGATTATAACAATTTTATCGATAGAAAATCATTTATACAAGATGTTATAGATACCGATGGTTATGCTAACATTTTAAATGGATATGATGGAAACGCTGATGAGGTGAAAGTTAAAGATGAATGGTATTATGTTATGAGAATCAATTGATTCTTATAAAACTTTGGTTATTATTTTTTTATGGGAAGAAAGAAAAAAATAGATTTCAAATTAAATCCCGAGTGGATGTTAAAAGAACCATTGGATTTTGAATATAACAAATATACCCTTTTAGGTTACATACAAAAATGTGAACAAAGTTTAAATAATTTTGAAATTTATCCGGATTTTGTAGAGTTATCCCTACATTTGGCAAACATACAATCCCTTAACAAAGAAAATACTTTATTGTTAACAGATAAGAAATTTCAATCATGTGATGATGAAATTCTATTAAGGGACTTATATCCAAAAAAACCAAGAAAACTCTCGGAGGATGAAGCTATCGAGTTAAAAAAGACAATTGAATACTCCAATGCAAAATTATATGAAGTATTCAACCACGCAAAATCAATATGGAATGTTGCATTCGATACTATTGATATCACCTTAAAAAAGAATAAAAATAATCTTCATTTGGGGATTGGTTTTATTTTCTTTTATAAGAAGCAAGATAATAAAGTTTACATATGGGAATATCAAATCAAAAAATCCCGAAAAATCCCGAACATCAATCAAAATACCATTAAATTGATATATGAAAATATTCTTGAGGATGTAACATTGACTTCAGTAATTGAAACCCATTCTACCTTTAGTAAAACAAAAAATGTCAAAATGTTTCCAGTATTTCAAATGGAGTGTAATCAAGATTTACCTATGGAACAAACCTTAATTCCAATAACAAAAAGAAAGGTTATGAGTTATATATATCAAACAACAAATTTGGGTAAAATAAAAAATTTTGACTCTTAATTATTTTTCATTATTATTCTAAAGTATGGGATTAAATAGAAGATTTATTAATTATCAAGAAACCTTAACCGCTCTTAAGTCGGACACATTAAATGAATATTATGGTAAGACAGAATTATTCTATTTTCAAGATGAGTTAAGTGAACATGTTTATGATTTACATAGTAAAGGTAAATCGTCAAAACAAATTTTAAAATGTTTGAAAGTTAAAAAAGTGTTGATTAAAATTGAATGGTGGTTTGATTATTATATTGCGTGGTTTTTATATAATCCAAATAAGAGACATAGGTATTTTGATTATATGAAAAAAAAGTGGAAATATAAATTTTAATATATGGTGGACGATAAAATCACAAAATTATTAATAGGTAAATTAAGACAACCAATCCACATTGATTACATATCAAAATATGTAATTAAAAAACCAATGGAAGAAACCACCCAAATTATTAATGAACTGGTTGGTCAAAATATTTTGGAAGAATCGAAATATGGGAGAGATTATTATGTAACAAAACAACAATAAGATGAAGAAATTAATATTAAGTTTAGTCCTACTATGTTCATTTTTCCATAGTTATGGGACACACGTTATGGGTGCCGACATAACCTATAGGATGATTGACACCATAAATGGAACATACGAGTTTACCCTAACAAGATACAGATATTGTGGAGGCATTAATTATGTGAATAATAATTTACATATAGTCTCAAGTTTGGTTAATACTTTTGTTCCGATGACATTAATTTCATCGGAAACATCTGAAGTAACTCCATTATGTTTACCACCTGATGTATTAGCTAAGAAAATAACACATTGTCCGGGACCAAATGTTATGCCCATAGCACCTGATTTTATAAAAGGGGTTATGAAAGAAGTGTTAAAATGTAACTTCACCATAGGTAGAAATATTGGTGCTGCGTATGCTAGTTATACTGAAAATGCGAGAAATACTATTACCACCATAGTCGGTTCACCATCAATGTTAGTTCAAACTGCATTTGATACCAAGTATGTGAACAATTCGGTAATCTTCACTAACAACCCCGTCCCATATTGGTGTAAACTTGTTCTAAATACATACGCTCATGGACCAGCAGATACTTTTGATGATAAGTATGTAACCATTGGAGGTAAAACTATTATAAGAGATTCTATCTCATACTTACTTTATTCTCCATTTATTGGTGAATCGCCAACACCGGGAATTGCAATCCAACTTGGTAATCCATCAGTTACCTTCCAACCTGGATTAAACGCTGTTAATTTCCTATACACAACAAATGGTGTAACCATTAACCCATTTACTGGTTTGATTAGTGCGACTCCTGATAGAGACCAAGACGCGATAATGGCAGTTGCCGTTTTGGAATGGAGGGCAGTCCCCCAACCAAACGGAGGATATACCCGAGAATTTTTGGGTTATGTTTGTAGAGACATACAATTTTCAGTTCGAGATAATTGTGAGGCCATGTTTAGTGGTCAGACTTTGAAAGATTCGATGTTTGGGGCAAATGAGATTAACAACTATTTCATTGAGGTTTGTGGAAGACAACCCGGAAAGATTATGTTTAAAGCGATTGGTGCGGTGAATCAAAACATGATATTGAAAGAAGTAGAACAAAATAAATATGCTAGTCGAGATTTGGTTAATTACAAATTCACCACATATAAAAGAAGTGTTGCGGGTGTTGATACAACATACGGTATTGTTGAATTTGATTCTGCGATAGGGTCAGGGGACGAAAAATTACTTTTTAATTTCTACTATTGTAATAATATCGGGATGAAACGTAGTATTGATATTGCGGTTCGAATTAGGTATATGAAGTCAATGACTCTTGATAGAGAATTGGTTAATTATTGTCCGGGAGGTAAACCGGTTAGAATAAAATCTACATCAGCTAAAAAAGTTTCATGGTTTCCTAAAACGGGTATTGTAAATGCCGGACCCGATAGTGTTTGGGTGGATATCGCCCCGACATCAACTACGACATATGTTGCAAAATCTTTGGACTTGGATACAATAGAGACCTGTACGATATATGATAGTGTTGTAGTAAGGGTTATCCCACCATTTAATTATACTTTATCACCAAAATTAAGGAATTTATGTTTAGGTGATAGTTTTTCAATTAGAGTGAATACCCAAACTTCAGATACACCATACAAATATCGATGGTTGAAGAGTGAGAACCTATATGACCCCATCACCAAATACCCAACCAATACATCAACAAATCCATTGTGTTATGTGAATAAAAACATGACTTACACAATCGAAATGGAAAATAGATTTGGTTGTGTTATTATTGATTCTGTGGTTGTTAGTTTGAAAGGGGTTGTATCTAAAATTCTACCAACGGCTAATCGAACAAACATATGTCCTGGTGATACAACTATGTTAAGCGCGAGGATTTCTCCAAACATCAGTGGTCCTACAATCTATAAGAGTAATAGTGAAAACATTACAAGAACCATTAATAGTGGGAGTATAACCTATCCGGCGACATCATGTTCCGGAACCTCATGTTACCCAAACATTTTTGGAACAACATTACTTGGTAAGTCATCAACTACTCGAATTTTATACACCAAAGCTCAATTATTGGGCGCCGGACTTAAATCGGGAATTATTAAATCAATTGGGTTTAACATCACTCAAGTTAATGTTTCAAACTTCGATAATTTTGAAATTAAAATTGGTGGGACATCCAGTAATAGTTCATTGGTGACATCACCTTTATATGTTGTTTACAGTAAACCGATTAGTGTAAACCTAGGGTGGAATACATATACATTTGATAGAGGATTTGATTGGGATGGGAATAGTAATATATTAGTGGAGATTTGTGTTAATAATTCAACTCCAAGTCCTTTAACTAATAGATATCTAACAAATGTAACTCCAAGTGGAAATGAAGTTTCATATAGAGCGTCAAATGTTATTGGTGTTAATTCTTGTGATTTAACTACAAATTTTATTGCTGGCGGAGGAACTCAGTCAAAACCGCACACAAGATTTAATATGTCGGGAATTGATAGTTCTGATGTTCAATTCACAACGACATGGTCTCCGGATTATTTGGTGAAAAAACCAACAATTGGTAGTCCAAGAGCAATCATTACTGCTAATCAAACAGATTCAATATTCACAATAACTTATGGTAACTCAACTTGTTTTGGTAGTGGTAATGTTAAGGTAAATTCTGACACCAATTTTAGGATTAAAGCCGTTGGCGGCGGGGTAGTATGTAAGGAAGCAGGCACAGGTAGTTCAATAACAATAACTTCAAATGTTAAATCTATTCAACCATATACTATAAATTGGGTATCATCACCAAATGACGCTACGATGACAGGTGGGAATACTAACACCATCCAAGTAAACCCATTAATACCGGGAACATACAATTATGTCGTTAAAATAACATCTTCAACTTGTGAAGCAACTGACACCGCATATCTGATGGTGGAAGATTCAATTAAAATAAGTTTGAATAATGTGTCACCAATTTGTTTATTATCGAATGGTGAGTTAATGGTCAACCTACCATTAGGAACGAAGAGTAGTCAATATAATTTCATTTGGACTCCAAATGTATCGGATTCAATTAGAGCCATTAACTTATCACCAAACAATTATAGAGTTGAGGTTAATTTAAAAAGTAATCCGACTTGTAAGGGTTCACAACTAGTTTCATTACCTGCAGTTCAAGTTCCGTTAAAGTTAAGTATGAATTATGAACCAATTAGATGTAATGGGGAAAATTCAGATAGTGTTTATGTTATCCCTCAGACTGGTTCAGGAAATTACAAGTATGAGTGGAGTAGAAGTCCACAAGACACCTTTAATAAAATGGTTGGGGTTACAACTGGGAAATACTATGTTAAGGTAGTTGATAAGATAAGTGGGTGTGAAGGTTATGATTCAATTACAATCCCATCGGTATTACCATTAAACTCCAGTTCAATAATTATTGATGTGTTATGTAAAGGTGATAGTAGTGGTTATGTATTGGTAACTACGGACGGAGGAACACCAAATTATAGTTACTCTTGGACTTCATTAAAGGGGACTAACAAGAACCTACCGGGAATTAACGAACTATTTGATTTATATTCTGATAGTTTAAAAGTAATGATTACGGATAAGAATGGGTGTAAAGATAGTGTAATTATTGATATTAATGAACCTGATACAAAAATTGGTATATCTTTATCAAAGAAAGACCCAATAAGTCAATCAATTAATAGTGGAATGGTATTTTTAAACACATTCGGAGGAACACCATCTTATCAAGTTACTTGGGATAGTTTTAACAATTTAACTAAGAAATGGATTACAATAAAAAATTCAATTAATAGTATTGATACTATTAAGAATTTAGGTGAGACAAAGATTAGAGTTACCGTTTGGGATGACTTCGGTTGTACTATTATTGATAGTATCATATTAAAAACTATCCCATGTTCAATCAAACTCTATGGTGATAAAACAGATATTGATTGTTATGGGAATATGAATGGTGAGATTTATACCTATGTTAAAGGAAATGGAACAAAGTATGAATACCTATGGTCTAACAGTAAAACAACCAATGCGATTGGAGGTTTAAGTATGGGTAAGTATTCGGTTTCGGTTACTGATAACTATGGTTGTGTTGATAGTGCTTCATTTATTATAAACCAACCCAACCCAATTATAATAACGGTTGATAGTATTATCCCAATAACTTGTTATGGAAACCATAACGGAGGAATAATATTCAAAGTTCAAGGAGGAAGACCACCATATAAGTATGAGTTTAATAGTTTACCGGTAAATCAAACCAAATTTGAATATTTAACTTCAAAAATTAATTACACTTTTTCGGTTGTGGATACTGAAGGATGTTTTAAGAGTATCGTTAAGAAATTGGATGAACCATCACCAATGGAGTTCGAAAGTATTAAAGTTGTTAATCCAAGTTGTTATGGTGTTAATGATGGGATAATTGAAATCTACGCTAAGGGAGGAACAATAAACGAAATTGAACAATATAGTTATTCAATTGACGGAGGGAAAACTTTTAGTAAAAAAATAAGATTCACTGACTTATCACCTAAGATTTATGATATTGTGGTTAAGGACATCAATGAATGTTTTGTGTTTCGTAAAGTAACATTAAAAGAACCTCCATTGATTAGGGTTCATGCGAAAACATTTGGACTTGATACTATTATGTTAGGTGAAAGTGTTAATTTATATTACACAATCTCAAGTCAATTTGGTGACACACCAATAACAAAAATAGTTACTTGGACTCCTAACGAGAGTTTAAGTTGTTCTGATTGTGATAAACCAATAGCAACACCATACATTAACACAAAATATACCCTAACAATGATTTACAATAATAATTGTGTTAGTAGTTCAAAAGTTAATGTGGTGGTTAGACCAATACTTGGGGTTTATGTTCCAAACGCATTCACACCCGGAAATCAAGATGGAGTAAATGATGTGTTTAGAATATTTGGAACTGCAATTAAAACGATTGATTTTAAGGTGTTTAATCGATGGGGTGAAAAAGTATTTGAATCGAACACTCAAGAAAAAACTTGGGATGGTTCATTTAAGAATAGTCCGGCACCTTCCGGAGCATATTCGTATAGTTTATATGTTGAATATCTAAATGGATTTTCAGAAACAAAAAAAGGAACAATCACTTTGATTCGATAAAATTTTGATTACATTTATAAAAAAAAAATAATATGAGAGAAATGGTTAACCATCCCGAACATTACGGAGGAGCGGATAATGTTTATGAAGTAATAAAAGTGATAGAAGCGTGGGAATTAGATTTCCACCTCGGAAACACCGTGAAGTATATCCCAAGAGCTGGAAAAAAAGATACTGATAAAGAACTTCAAGACCTAAAGAAAGCTCGATGGTATCTCGATAGAAAGATTGAAATTTTGGAAAAAAATATAAGTGAATAATAGAATGAGTTTAATAGAAAAGATTGAAGATGTCACGGGACAAATAATAAATGGTGATTGTGTTGAGGTGATGAAAACATTACCTGAAAGTAGTGTTGATTTAGTTGTCACATCACCTCCCTACGGAGTCAATGTTAAATACGATGTTTATGACGACAATCTTCCTATGGAAGAGTATTGGGATTTTACAATTAAATGGTTAACGGAGGCTTATAGAGTGTTAAAAGATGATGGGAGAATAGCGGTTAATGTCCCAATTGAAGTTAATGTCCAAGAAAGAGGTGGTAGAATTTTATTTAACTCCGAGTTTTGGATGAGAATGAAAGAAGTTGGGTTCAAATTCTTCGGGATGGTGGATTTAACTGAGGATAGTCCTCATAGAGTTAGACAGACAGCTTGGGGTTCTTGGATGTCAGCATCTGCACCATATATCTACAATCCGAAAGAATGTGTGATATTGGCGTATAAGAAATCCTCCAAAAAATTAAACAAAGGTGAATCTCAATGGAAAGGAACTCCGACCGAGGTTAAAGATGAAGAAGGGAATGTTAAAACAAAAATGTTTTATGAAGATGCTTCTAAAAAAGAATTTATGAATTTGGTTTTTGGTAGATGGGAATATTTTGCGGATACCAAATCATTGACTAAAGCCACATTCAGTTTGGATATTCCGTCTAAAGCAATAAAAATCTTAACTTATAAGGATGACATTGTTCTCGACCCGTTCATGGGTAGTGGAACCACTGCGGTTGCTGCCGAAACATTAAATCGAAGATGGATTGGGATTGAGTTAAGTGAAAACTACACCAATATTGGTAGAGAAAGGGTCAAACCTTTTGTTGCATTAAATCGACAATTAAAGTTGGATATATAATTAAAGGGACTTACGTCCCTTTTTTTATTTTATGGATATTTATAGTTAAATCAAAATAATGAAAGAAGAATTAATATTAAAACTAGTCCAAATCCAACTACAATTTAAGTTTTTACATTGGCAGACTTTTGGAGATGCCAAACATAGAGCCTATGGTGGAATATATGATAGTTTAGGTGAATCAATTGATATGTTTACTGAGGCCATGATGGGTAAATACGGAAGACCTGAATTCGAGTCTGAGTTTTCAATTATGTTCCAAGACATCAAGACAATCAATATTCAAGACTTCTTGGATGGTATTACAGAATTTTTGGTTAGTATGACGGACCAATTGGATTCAAGATATGATACTGATTTACTTAATCTTAGAGATGAGATGTTAGCCGAAATCAATAAATTAAAATACTTATTAACATTAAAATCATAATATGGGAAAGAAAATTGTAAGATTAACCGAACAAGATTTAATGAACATCGTAAAAAGGGTTATTGGGCAGAAATCTGATTCAACGACTGATTATAATAAAATGGTTGATGAACTATTACGAAAGGGTCCTAAACCTACTGAATCAGGTGCAAAATATTGTTTTAGTAGAAATGATTTAGTTAACCAGCTTAAAAATATTGATATAGAAGACTTTGAACTATATAAAATTAAACCGGGAGATGGTATTAGTAAATTAAATAGTTTGACACAACAAACAGATTTAATGTATAAGTTAAATCGTTTATGTAATTTGAAAGATAAAAACGGATTAAAAGTTAATGATGTGGTAATACTTAGTAATCGTATTGCTCAAGGAGGAGGTAATTAAATGAAAAAAAGAATAACGGAATCAGGATTACGAGATATTTCGGCATTAAGAAAGAGATATCCTAAAGCAGAAATATATTTCCATCAAGATTTAGATGGAGTAACCACGGCAATTGCAATGAAAAAATACCTTGAAGATAATGGTATTGAAGTTGTTGGAACCCATGTAATTCAATATGGTGATAAAGAATTTTCTGTAAAGAAAAATGATGCAACTGGTGATACAATGCCGGTATTAGTTGATTTTGCACATGGTAAACCAATGTTCGTTATTCATACAGACCATCACGATAGACAGGCGGGTGCTGAAGATACCAAATCAACATCATTTAGGCCATCTCGTTCAAATGTTGAAACAATTTCACAAATAGTTTCTCCGAAAGATTTATTCCCATCTTCAGATATTTTATTAATTAGCACTGTCGATTCTGCGGATTATGCGAAATATGATATAACACCTGATGAAGTAGTTAATTATTTATTCAGAATTGATAAGGATAAAAGTTTACAAAAAAATAAAATGCTACTAGGGTTAGTGATTAACAAATTACTACTAGCATTTAAAAACAAACCCGGATTTTTGGAAAGTTTGGTTATGGATTCGCAACCATCTTTAATGTCGATATTAACGAATATTAAAGATTGGATGAAAAAAACTAACGCACCGACTCCGGAAGACTTACAAAAGAATGCCGAAGCCTATAGAGAATCCATGAAAGGATATCCAAAGGTTGAGGACAATGTTATTTTCCAATATGGTGGAGGGTCAATGTTTAAACCGGGTTCATATGATAGATATACTCCGTTTAGAAATAATCCTGAGGCTGATTTCCTAATCATGGCTTGGCCGTTAGGGTTAGTTCAAGCATCATGTAACCCTTTCAAGAAAGAAAGAGAGTTGAAAGGTGTTAACTTGGGAGAAATTGCTCAAGAAGTTTTGGGTAAATGGGAAGACCAATTAAAACAAAGAACAATTCCACTATCAACCATTAAGTGGGTTTCAGAGTCATCAAAAGATTTCGGACCGGGAAGTGTTGGGTTTACATTCAAAGACTTCAAAGCGTTATATGGTGACAAGTTCACAACGATGGAGAACGGAGAAGAAGTATTAGACCACATCCAAGAAATGATGGAAATACCATTCACTGAATTACCTGAAGAACATAGAGAAATGTTAGACAAAATTGGTATCAACGCTTGGGATTTAATTCAGGCTAATAGTGGAGGACACAAATGTATTACAAATATCTCGGGACTAAATTACCTTGGAAGGAGTAAACGACCACCGAAGGGGGCTTACAGATATGATTCAGAAAAAGATGATTCTCCATCTGTTAAGTTTACCAAAATGATTGCTGCTGAGTTTGAGAGAAAGTTGAAAGAAAAGATTAAAGAATCAAAATAGATATTCAACGCTATCACCTGGTTCAATACCAAGTCTTTCACACGCTCCACCATCGATTTCCAATACAATATTACCATTTCCACAATAACTTGGACATTCCTTACTATTACAAGGAGGACAATTGTGGTGGATATTTACGATTACATTATTCTTAATAATGATGATATCCAAATTTTGGATACAATTCTTCATCCAAAAACATTGTTTGCTACCACCCATTAAAAATAATAGCCCGTTAAAGGTTTCGTCAAATTTCTTACCCATCATTCCAATATACTTGGATTTCTCGTCAATTAAGGTCTTAACCTTAAAAATATTATCGTTAATTTTAACTTCCATAATTATAAATATAAAAATATTTGATTAGTTTATAAAAAAAATTTGGATTTTTCATAAACTAGCGTATATTTATAATCTCATCCGAAAGGATAAATACCCCAAACTTTATATATCGCAAGAAAACAAAACGGGTGAAATGAGAATTTTATCTTATTTTTGCGAAACCACAGAGATGAAAATCTCGAAAGGAGCCCCACCGGTATTAAGTGTAAAAACAAAATATTAGGTGGGGTATTTTTAACAAAGGTATTGACAGATGAAAAAAATGTTGTATCTTTGTATTCCAATTAGGAAATAAGTTCTTTGAAATAAAAAAAAAATGATTGGTATCTTGTCAGGTTTCATTTTTTATGATATTTATTATTATGGAAAAAATGATTTGTGAATTTTGTGGGATAGAAAAAGAAACGAAAATGTCTTTTATACAACACAAAATTTTTTGTAAAGAAAATCCAAATAGAAAAAAAGTGTATACTGAAAATTGGGATGAAGATAAGAAAAAACGACATTCCGAACTTATGAAAGTTAAACACAATAATACAAATAGAGTTTGGAAACCTGAAACCATCGAAAGACTTAAAAAAACTTCAAGAGAAATTAACAAACAATTTTGGACTGATGAAGAGAAACATAAACAATCGATTAGGATGAAAGAAGTTGTAAAACGAAATCCACAATCCTATTCAAGTTCAAATGTGTGTGGTAGAACAAAACTTATTGAATATAAAGGACATAAGTTAAATGGTAAATGGGAGTTTGAAGTCGCTAAATGGTTAGATGAAAATAATATTAGTTGGACTAATATTATTGAAACTCCATTTGAATATTATTGGGAAAACAATTATCATAATTATTTTCCTGATTTTTATCTTAAAGATAAAAATTTATATATTGAGGTTAAAGGATATCAAAGAGAAAGAGATGAATGTAAATGGAAAGTCGTTCCTAACTTAATCATTATCACTAAAAATGATATGAAAAAAATTAAAGAAGGAACATTTACAATATAATATATCGTGAGGTGATGTAATGGTAACATTTGTGGCTCATAACCATAGTAGGCTTATAACCCTTGTGGAGGTTCGATTCCTCCCCTCGCAACTAAAAAAAAAACAAAGGTCTTGACAAATGAAAAAAATGTCTTATCTTTGTAAAACAATTCTGAAGAAGTCGAAAGAATTATTCAGAATATTGATTACTGAAAATAGTCTAGGTCCGTAGGGCTTCTATTGTATGTGAGGAAAATGACTACGGGACAAACATATACTGTATGAAACATAGCAGATGTCCTTCGCATTTAAAGTGTTAGTGAAACATATAACCGCAATAGATATTGTAATCTAAAAAAAAAAACAACAAAGGTCTTGACAAATGAAAAAAATGTCTTATTTTTGTAAAACAATTCGGGAATAACCGAAACGAGTTCTTTGAAAAAAAATGAATTATCCATCAGGTTAATGTAGTTCTTCGGAATTATGTTGATTTGAGAAACGATAATCGGCCGTATATGGTCGTTAAATAAACTACGAAAGTAGGCTAAAGTGAATCTGTTGTGTTAACAGGTTTGCGGCTTCGGCAACGGAGCTCGAGTATACAAGTCGGATATCATCCAACCTTCAGTAGTGAGGGCAACGCTTTAGCGAAAGTGGTTGGGTGACTTGGCAATGTGGGTTGTCAAGTTGCGGAGGGAACTCCTATAAGAATAACCGATAGGAATTATGTGAAAAGTATGGTCATCCAACCATATCATTGCGAGTTCCAATATAATAGTTGACTTAAAACCGAAAGGTAAGATGGAGAACGAGTGGTGTCGCTACTATCCCTAAGGATGACCTACCAAGGTCTCTTTTTGAAGTAAACTTGAAATATGAAGGTAGGGATACCTTAAGAGGTAGTTTAGTATTCTTTAACTCAAAAGGTTAGAGAGCTTTCAGTGGACTACTACTTCTATCATCCACAACACAAACACTTATCATTATTAAGGAAAATGTCAAAGTATTCTAAAAAAATTATAAGCAAAAATGTCCACTAGGTTTTAACGAAAGTCGCCTACTTAGTCACGGGCTGTCCGTGGCACACTAACACCGCAAGTGGAAGTGTATTTTTACGAAAAACCTCTAAGGAGTCGAATCCTGAGTTAGCTCGCAAGGTTAAAGAGAGTTAAGTAATAAAAGAGTAGTTGAAACCTCAAGGAGTGATTGGTCTAACCAATCGGCGATGAGAATTACCATTCAAAAGATGGTGGAAACGGAGGGAAACCATAATCCTTCTAAAGATTCTCAAAATAAGGTATATTCTCAGCCTATATTTTTTATCGAAACGCCGAATACGTATGAAAACAAAGCGTAATCTAACCCTTCACCTTGGTGAGGGGTTTTTTGTTTTTGGTAATCTCCGGATATATCCATCATAAACCAGTAAAAACAATGATAATGATGGAAAAAACCGACAAAGACAAGCCAAAAAAAAATCTTCCACATTAAAAAATTTTTATTATCTTTGCTATCCAATAATAAAATAATAGAAGATGTCAAAGGTAGAAGAATTAAGAAAAAATTATAGTAGAATTACTGAAACAACATTCAAAAAATTTGTGAATGGAGATGATACTCCAACCAAGAAGTATTTGAAATATATGTTGGATTCTTGGATGTTAAAACTTAATGGGTATACCTCAATTCCTTCTCCGGAAAAGTTAATCGGTGAAGTTAAATTATTTGATTCATTATTACCTTATAATCCAAATAAAGATATCTACTCTCAAGATTATAGACGATTTACCGATTTGACAAACTCAAACATAAACATCTCAAAGATTAAAGAAGAAAAAACATTTAATCGAGATGAGCATATTTCTGTGATTTATGAGGATGATGATATCTTATTCTTAATTCCCAAAACTTTCAAAGGTTCGGTAAAATATGGTGCAAATACTAAATGGTGTACTGCGGGTCAAAGAAGTGAAACAACATTTAAATCATATATTGATACCGGATTATTGGCGTATTTAATAGATAAAAAAAATGAAAAGAAAGGGAATTATAATAAACTTGCATTTTATTGTGGTAATAAAAATTTAATATTATCAGGGGGAATTGAAATTTTTAATCAAGTTGATACTCGAGTAAGTAATGAGTCTGATTTATTTGGGAATGGATGGGATGAAGAAATGATTATTAAATTGATATTCAAGTATAGATTAAGATTCATGGAAGAGATGAAATATGAAAAATCACTTTCATATGTTAAAAAAATTACTAATTTCTTCAAAAGTTTTGAATATGAAAAATTCATTGATAATGTCCAAAAGATTAAAGAATACGACACGAATGAATACGATAAATTCAAGGATGATATGAAGATTTTGAATGAAATAATTGAACAAACCACAAAGGGATTAAAAAAATTCGCTTGATATTAGAAAAAAAGTATTATATTTGCACTATAAATAATTTATATGAACATGCCATCACACAATATTAAAATCCAACACGAAACATTTGGAGTTTTATTAAACGAAACATTTGTAAATGCGACCCAGTTCAAGTTATTCTTGAAAATGGTTCAAGGGTGTATCGAAATGAAAGAAGATTTAACATTCTTCAATGGAGTTGAGTTTTTAATTCACATTCCACACAAACATTTGGTTAACTCAATTATCACTACAAGTGTTGATGCTTATAGTTTGGCGGAACATTTAATTACAAAATCTAAAATCGAAGCATTAGAAACAAATGGGTAGAATGTTAAGTAATTTATTGAAAATAGCACTTGGTGCTGGTGTTGTCTATACTGCATATAAAGTTGGGCAAAGTGTTGGTGAAAATAAAGAGTTGGATTTGTTAAAACAAACGAGGGAGGACATTCATAATGAAATAGACTTCATAACAAATCTCATTAAAGAACACCAAGACGAACCAAACAAGACCCAAAAAAATCTTGATGATATGAGAGAATTGAGGGAACAATTGTATGAATTAAGAAAGAAGTTGGAAAATTTGAAGTAAAAATATGATAACAATTGAAGAAATTATTAAATGGTCTAAACCACATCCGTTAACAAAGTATGTTAGTGATGAAGGTAGAATCTCAAGATTCGGTGATGGACGGATTGAATTCTCAATTGTTGGAGGTGCTCGAGGATTATATGGTAATTTTACCACAACTTTCGAAGTTGCAATTATAGACTTGACAACAAAAAATTTTGTGACTAATTTTTTCTATCCTGATGCGGGTAGTGATGTTATTGGTTATATGTCAACAAAAGAAGTCGAAAAGTTAGTAAACTCTGTGATTAAAAGAGAAAATTTGAGTGTTGAATAATTTTCCAAGTTTTGTAAAACTTGGTGGTGGATGCTTGACTTCTACGTCAGCCCTTTAAGAGAGACTTCGGTCTCTCTTTTTTTATATTTCAGAGTCAAAATGTATGATGATTCCTGTCTTAGCGTAGATGTAATCTCTAAATTCATCTTGAATTTCATCTTGAATTTCACTAACCTCACCCATATCACCCATATCTGCCTCATCCCATATATCTGCCAATGTTGTATGAGTATCATCATTTATAGTTAAACGATTCTCACCAAAACTATAATGTATCCAAGCTTCAATAATATCATCATCTTCACCTTCATTAAGGCCAAAATCATTAATTATGAGGTGCATGTAATCACCACCACCGAGGTCTAATTTAAGTCCCGGGTCATAAGTTAAACCTAATGACGAGAATACTTTCTCAACAAATTCACGAGTCTTTTCCATACCTATTTCTTCAGATAGGTTTTTAATAAATGACTCTAACGGATAACTGGAAAGTCTTGAAATTGTTAGAGCATCAGGGTTTGGATTTGGATACCCGGACTTTTGTAGTATTTTTAAAAAATTTTTTACTTCCATCATTATGTTGTATATCTACTAATTAGTGAATTATTAATATTGAATATTTTCAATACCTTTTGACCTGAAATGGTTAATT